CTATAAAACTTTAGACGGTCAGGCATATTACAGAAAGAAAAGAGCAGAGCTTGTTAAGCTGATCCTTGTTGGTAGTATTACTGAAGAAGAAGCAGATTATATTGATACTAAACTTGAAAGAGTTCAGTTGAAATTAGGTACAGGAGATTGGAAGTCAGCAAGTAAAAGACTTTTAGAAGTGGTTGTTGAAGGAGCTTTAACACAGGGTATCTATGATGAATATGAAACTGAAATAAATAATTACATAAACAACCATTATTAATATGAAGACCCAAATAAAAGAATCATTAGTTTATTTATTACTATCTATACTAGCAATGTTTTTGCAAAGATTTTTCTCTCCCATTGCATGGGTAATTACTGTATTTAGAATTGCATTTTCAAAAGAAAAAGGGTGGAAAGACCTTAAACAATATTTTCTAAATGTAGCTGTATCATATGATCAAACAGCTAACGCAGAAAACGGTGTAATATACAATGACATCATGATTACAAAAATGAGCTTAAATGAATTTGGATTTCCTGATGAAACTCTGTCAAGTGTATTTGGTAAAAATAAAAGAGTTGATACGTTAACTAAGTTTGGAAATATTTGGGCATGGCTTTTAAACAAGATTGAACACAATCATGTTGAGATGGCTATAGAAGAAGATGAAGGTAATTCTAAAAATTAATTAAAGTTCCTTATATTTAACATAAACTTGACTACCAATGGCTACTTTAAATGAAATAGTATATGATATACTAGAAGACGTTAGATCTAATGCAGTATCAGATGACTTAGATATAGATGAGCGTCTGGTCATATACAAACTGAATGTACAAAGGGCATTACAACTTAGAAATGAGTTTAATAAACCTGGACGTACATTAGATTCTTTTCTAGTACAGTCATTAGGTTGTGTAGAACTAGTCACTGCAGATAGTTCTGAATGTCCAGATATTCCTTCTGGATGTACAATACTAAAAACAAAATGTACTATACCTAAAACAATTGAGTTACATCACAAGACAGCTATTACAAAAGTAGGTCCAGTAGATAAGCTTAGTTATTTCTTTTCTTATATACCTTACCAGCAAGCTCCTTTTTCAGGTGAAGGTAAGTTTTCTAAGGATGTAGTGTATGCATTTTTATATGAAGACAGGATGTACTTTAAAGTTACTGGTACAATAGCCAAGTTTCTTACCAGAGTAAATATCATGGGAGTATTTGAAGACCCTACAAAAGTTGAAGAGTTCTGTACTACTAACGGAGAATCTTGTTTTTCTAAAGATGATCAATACCCTGTAAATGATTGGATGATACCTTACATAAAAGAACAGGTAGTTAGAGAGCTTGTAATGAGTTTACAAATGCCGGAGGATAATATTAATGATGGAGAGTCAAAAGAATTAGGTAATGTACAACCACGTAAGTAAAGGTAAGCAACAAGAAAAACACAAAGTGCATGTTGGAATAGATGACTTCTACAAGTACTATTGTTATTCTACGTTTAAAGAGCGTAAGGATAATAAAACTAAAGTTCACCATAATTCTATATACTCTATTGACAGAGGAGTGTACACTAGAATAATAGGAGACTTTAATTCAGCTATATCAGAAGCTATAATGTTTGATAACTTTGAATACAAGTTACCTGCTAGAATGGGCACACTTAGTATTAAAAAGAAGAAACGTAAAGTTTATTTCCTTGAAGATGGTACTATGGTTAATAGGATGCCTATTGATTGGAAATCTACGTTAGAGCTTTGGAGTGAAGATGAAGAATCTAAAGAGCAAAAAAAATTACTAAGACATACTAACGAACATACCAATGGTTACATTCCTTTTTGGTATCTTAACGTACATACTGGTAACTTTACAAATAAGACAGTGTATAAGTTTAAGTCTACAAGGACAAATAAAAGAGCACTTGCACAGATTTTAAAAGACCCAAGTATTAAAGTAAATTACTATTTAAAATGATGGATTACGGTAAAAATGAATATAAGGTAAGAAGTAAGCGTGTAACTAAAAATGATTGCACTAAAGAAATTACTATTACTCAAGTAGAGAATGGTTACATTGTGTGCGTTACAACTACTGATATGGTAGATGGAGAATACAAGGTAACAAAAAAGAAATGGATTTCTAAAGAAGATCCAATGCCTGATAAAAAAGGTAAGGTAAAAGATGAAGAGCCTACATCAGTAGCTCAAGCAATTAAATATATAAACTTTTAATTATGTTTAACGGTAAGACAAAGAGCGTACAATATATAGTTGAAAAAGTTTTCAGGAATACTGGTATTGTTGAAGGCGTAGACATTTATGATTGCATAGAATGGGCTGCAGAATGTATGGAGCTGATAGGCGCTCCTCAATCTTACAGTGAGAAAGTAGCTAGTATTGAAATTACAGATGGTAGGGGAGACTTACCATGTGATTTACATCAGATAGCTCAAACAAGAATTAAAACAGAAAAGGGGTATTCCCCAATGCGCTATGCTACTAATACATTCCATTCTAAAACACATTGCAATAATTCTAAAGATCTTGACTGTTCTTCTAGTTACACTTACCGTGTTTCTGATGATTGCATTTTTGTGGATTTTTCTGGCGGTACGGTTGAGATGGCGTATATGGCGTTTGCAACTGACAAGAACGGTTGGCCAGCTATACCAGATGATATTAAATTTGTCAGGGCGGTAGAATTTTATATTAGGGAAAAGATAGATTATAGATTATTACGTGCAGGTAAAATACAACCAGGTGTTTATGATAGAACATTACAAGAGCAATTATGGTATATTGGTGCAGCACAGACTAGGGGAGCAATGCCTTCTGTAGATCAAATGGAGAATATTAAAAATAACTGGATTAGACTTATACCTAAAATTAACCAACAAGAGGATTTCTTTTCCTCACTAGGAAACCAAGAAGAAAGAATATCACATAACTCTTATACATCTACAGGAATTTCTGGTAATGAAGTAGAAAGAGATGATTATTTTGACAATTTAGAAAATAACTAATAATGGCTAAGCACCGTAACACATATAGCAAAGGATTAAACCAAGATACTAGTAGGTCAAAGTATGATCAAGCTAATTATTATGATGCCCTTAATATAAGGGTTGTTACGGATGACGGGTTATCTACAGGATCTATTGAGAATGAAAGAGGTAATACTCTTAGCTTTGTTATACCTGACCTACCTGCAGAACCTGACGTATGTTTTTTAGATGGAACACAGGCAAATGTACCTTTACAAGAAGATTTAAAAATTGTAGGTTGGACTACTATTGAAAATGATATTGTAATATTTACTACAAATGAGTCTGCACCTAACCCGTCAAGTTCATATGGACAAATATGGTCTATTAAATATGATGAGACTACAAATACAGTTATAGGACTATTACCCGGTAATGAGCTAGACCCTTTAGTACATTTAAAATATAATCATAAATTAAACCTTTCAACTTTTCACAGGATAGAGGCTGTAGGTAGAAAAGAGAATAGTGTAACTTCTAAAGTGTATTGGACAGATTTTCACAATCAATTACGTTCTATAAATATATCTGAAAATGCAGACCCTTTAGCAAGATCTTTAGAAGAAGGCGGTAGCTACCCGGCAGGTAAGATAACTACAATATCCCCAAATGATATAGATTCTAAGCCTAATGTAATATTTCCAAAAGCTAACGTATTATCTGTAGGTATTGGCAATCTTACTACTGGAAGTAAAGTACAATATGCATGTAGATTGATTAGCTTTACAGGAGTACAAACTATAATATCTCCAACATCCTCATTAGTATTTTTAACAGACTATGATGATAAATCAAAAAGTTACCATGAATTTATAGGTACGGACCCGCTATCATCTAATTCTAAATCTGTTACATTTAGAGTTACAGGTATTAGTAGTAATTATGATATAATTGAGCACATAGCTGTTATATATTCTGATAATGATGTACCAAGTATCTTTAAATTTGGAGAAGATTCTGTGCCTAGTTCAGGTGAATTAGAAGTAGTACTAGACGGTTCTGAAGATGTTATACCTATATCACAAGTAGAACTTTCTACAGTATCTATAGGATTTGAAACCTGTAAAACTATTGACATAAAAGACAATAGAATAATTGCAGGTAATATAAAAACACCTATAGCAGAAGTAGTTGGGTATGATACAAGAGCTTACAGATTTAGCAGTATACAGTCTGCTAGAATAAAAGATGAAACTTCAGGTACTGAATTATTTATTAACGGTGTTGATAAAACTATTGTAGGGTCAAACCCTGTAGTTGATTGGACCACTATAGATGAAGAGCATGACGCTATTAACTATTATAATGATGATAACCCTGACACTAACCCAGACTGGAATACACTGTACCAGTACAAATATCAATCTGACGGTGTAACTTTGGGAGGGGAAGGTCCTAATATAAAATACACTTTTGTAACAACGCCTTTAGACCATGATAGTAAACCTGCTGATACTATTAGAAGGAGCGCACCATTTGCTAATGTAGCAAGATCTGCAGGTAATATTAGTTTAGGTGATTTAGATTATACAGGCGCTCCAGTAAGTGTAGATGCTTCTGGCCAATACAATAATTTTAATTCTCCTATTATAGAAACATATCTAACTGGATATGCTAGAGGAGAAGTATATAGATTTGGAATAGAGTTTATAAATTTAAAAGGTAAGCCTACATTTACATCTTGGATTGGAGATATTAAATTTCCTGAACCAGTAGATTCTGATGGGTCAAATGATTTTACAGTAGGTACTGGGCCTTTAGATACAGAAGAAGCTCTTAAACTAAACACATTAGGTATACTATTTGAAGTAGATATAACAACTGTTAGAGATGAAATTAGTGGCTATAGAATAGTACGTGCAGAAAGAACTTCTTCAGATAGAACCAGGTTAGGTACAGGTACATTTTTTGTATGTGATCAGAGGCAAGATGACGATGATGTTGGAGATAAAAATCCATATAAAAATACTTTATATGAAATATTTGCTGAAAAAAATAACGGTATAACTGTACAAGTAGGGGCAGAAGACATATTACTATATGATGAAAATGCTAGTTCAGACGAAATACCTTTAGTGTTTCATTTATCAGATCAGCCGGGATTTAATGAAATATCTCATGGAGGGTATGAAGGCCCTCAATTAGCTTTTGCAAGTACAAAAGCATCTGTAAGTTACATGTCCCCTTTAAATTATTTTAGAGAGGATAATGGGTATGAACTTAAATCTGGTGATTATGTTAAAACATATGGATACTATAAAGCACGTGCGGCACAGTATGTTAGAAATACTGACAGTAATAGTGACATGGAAAACCAAGGATGGGTATGGATTGCTAGAGAATTTGAAGATGTAGTATATCCTTTACCAGCAATAGGGTTTGAAAGCTTAAAAATTGAAGAGGGGCACTACTTAGAAGATGGAGAACATATACCAGACAAAGACGGAAAACTATCTGAATCTCATATAGGTAATGGATTTTTGAACACTTCTTACGGTAAAGTTTCTGGTACTTCTCAAACGGATGCGCCTTTAGGTATAGGCAATGATACCTATTACATGACGTTTAGAAGTAGTGGACAAGGTAACCATGTTGCGGGTTCTGCACAAGAGTGGAATTTTAACTTACAAGTGGGGGCAGTAGAATATAATGATCCTGACGGTGCTTCGTTAACTACTGCACAAATATTTAGATTAAAAGAAGTTGCTTATATAAGGCCTTTACAAAAACAATATGGTGGTGCAAATTATGAAGATAGGAGTAAGCAAAAATACATTTCTACTAATCATTACCAACCTGTAACTAAAGATATTCCTAATGTTATACAGGTTCAAGTATATGGAGGTGATACTTATGTAAATTACTTTGCAAAAGAATTTATACATCACTACAATAGCGAAGAAGTTCAAAATCCTGGCCACTTAGCACCGCCAGAAGTAGATAGAAGAATGTCTGTAGCTTACATGATGCCTACAGAATCTTATATTAACACTGCTTTAGCTTTAGGTAGATATTTTGATAAAGATAGAGATGGTGAAGACACTGCGGCATATGTTACAGACGTATATTCTACAGTTCCTGTATATACACAGCAAAACAACTCAGAAGGTAAATCTTTTGCTGAAGATTTTGCTTCAAAAACCACAGAAGAATTTCCTCATAGGTTATGGGCTTCTGATAAAAAGTTTGATGGGGAGTTTATAGATAATTGGAGAATATTCAAGGACAATAACTACATAGAAGTTGAAGGTACTTATGGACCTATTAATAAGGTAGTTAATTTCCAAGATAAGCTTTTGTTCTACCAGAACAGAGGGTTTGGTGTAGGCTCTATCAATGAGAGATCTATGATTACTGATACTTCTGGTGTAGAAGTAGCTGTGGGTACAGGATCTATTTTAGACCACTTTAGATATATTTCTACTGAGACAGGAAGCTTTCACCAGTTTGGTGTTGTTAAATCAAACAACAACATCTACCATTATGATACTTATTTAAATAAGATATATAAACTAGCAGGTAATGGTGCAGTACCTTTAGGAGATGTAGAAGGAATGTCTTCATTCTTCCATAAGAATGTTAAGCATGCAATAATTAACACTGATAGAACTCTACGTAACCAATCAGGTGTACTAAGGCCTGTAGGTATACATGGTGTATATGACTATAGATATAACAGAGTATTGTTTACTTTCTTATTCTCTGATCCAGATCCAGAAGTAAAAGATTTTACTATAGGGTTTAATGAGTATTTAGATTCATTTGAATCTTTCTACAGTTTTACACCGTCTTTATATTTAGAGGCAGGTAGAAGAGTATTATCTGCAGAGAATCCTGGACCACTTCTAGGAAGTTTTTCTAAAGCATATTTACATAATGTTGGGGAGAGAGGTGTGTTCTATGACAAAGATCCTGCACCTTCTTATATTACATTACTAATATCTCCTGCAGCGGACATTCCTAAACTATTTAATAATTTAGAATACAACTCTGAGATATTTTCTAAAGATATTGATGGAGAGTATACATCTAATGAAAGAGATGAGACTGTAACAAGTTTAGAGTATTATACAGATTATCAAGCTTCTGGTGTAATTCCAGTAACAGTACCTACCAATGTTAAGCGTAGAATGAGACATTGGAGACATGCTTTAATAAGAGATCAAAACTCTAATACTCAAGAGTCTAGGCACCGTAAGGCAAGATTCCGTGATTACCATATATTCTTAAAGCTATCATATGATAATGCTAATGATAGACGCTTGGTATTACATGATGTAATTACCTCATATGTGATTGCAAGGGATTAGGGTATATCAATTCCAAAGAAAGTTATTTCAGTTTTTTCTATTGTCAATTTTAATGGGTATTTTAACACCTGTTAAAATTAGACAATGCCTAAAAAGAAAAATCCAAAAATTCCAAGAGTTACGGATGCTTATTTACAAGCATCACCTAACAGTGTAGGTGGAGGTGCAGAACTTTATATAAATCCTGTAAACCTTAACGTTCATGGTGAAAAGAACCCTTACTATCAACAACTAGGTGCAGCACTTAACTATCAAGTTAATCCAAATCTTAATGTTGGTTTAGGAGCTACACGCGGATCAAGTGAGGGTAATCCTTATACTAACTATAATGCAGCACTTAGATATACTTTTGGAAATGGTGGTAGCATGTACCCCACTAACAGCGCATTACAAAACGTTTCAGTAGATCAAATAAGTAAAGGGGCTAGTTCCACAAGTGATCTATCTACTTTTAATGAATTACAGGGGCTGGAAACAGCACAATCAAAGATACAAAAGCAAAACGCTATGAATAATATGACACCAGAAATGGTAGCTGCATACCAACAAATGATGCAGAAACAACAAATGATGCACGGAGGCGCAATATATGCAAAAGGTGGAGATATACTATCTGGTGCTGGAGCAGTATTGGCAGGAGCTGGTAAAGGAATTGCAGGTTCTTTATTGCCAGGGCCTTTAGGTATGGTTGCCAATCAAGGTATTGATGCCTTACATGGGGCATTGGATAAAGACATTACAGACCAAGATAAGGCTCTTATGGGGTATGGACAGGCAGCCGGAGCAATAGGAACTGCAGTTGCTACAGGAGGTTCTAGTCTAGCTGCTGGAGCAGATGATATTGCAGGAGGATTATCTCAAGGTATCTCTAGTGGTACTAAGTGGGGAAAGAAAAATGCAGGAGCTGTAAACGCAGTGGGAAATTTTGCAGGTATGGCAGGCGGAATGGCAACAGGTAATATTGGTCAGGCACCTGTAGGACAGGCAGCTTATGATGCTGACTACGCTAAAGCTATGGCAGCTGGAGCTTCATCATTTGCCAATGGTGGTTTAATGTCTAATGGAGGCGTTGCTGAAATTAATGCTGGAGGTACACATGAACAAAGCCCAATAGGTGGAGTTCCACAAGGACCTAATGCTCTAGTAGAAGAAGGTGAAGTAGTTGCTGATATGCCAGGTAAAGGTGGAGACATGACTAAATTTGCTTTTTCTAATAGAATAGAAGTAGAGAAAGGTGTTACTGTAGCAGATGCGGCAAAGAAGATTAAAAAGAAATATAAGACAGCAAAAGGTGAAGATAGGTATGGTGACGCTGCTGCAAAGAAAGCACAAGATCAGGAGCTACAAGCACTTGCTACAAAACAGGAACAGATTAAAGCTGAGAAAGTTGCAGCACTACAAAAGCAGATTGAAGATTTAGGTGGTGTAACAGGTGCTGACTTTGCACAGAACCCACAGAACCCTGCACCAGAAATGCCTGCACCAGGTGGACCAGTTCCAGAAGGTATGGCTCCAGGAATGGACCCTAACCAAATGATGGCTGCTATGGGTGGTGATATACTTGCAGGAGGAGGCCCTTTTCAACCAAAGCAATATGGTGTAGGCGGTCCAATAAAAGGGGACAAATATCCTAATGGAGATAAGATAAAAAGAAGAGACAGAAATAGAATTAATGAGTGGTTAGAGTTGGCTGAGAAGCAGGGATTAGATATAAATGATCCAAATGTTATGGCCAATGCTCCAGAATATGTACAGAGATATAATAAATATTCTGACACAGAAACTATACCAGATTCTGCAGTTAAAGTAGACACAAAATCAGGTATTGATTTCTTAGATAGTGACTTTACAAAAACAGAGTATAGAAATGATAGCACGGCTGTAGATCCAAATGCAGCAGTAAAAAATGCACAGGTAGTTGTTGATCCAAAAACAGTAGTACAGCCTACAGTAGCTAATCCTACTACTAATCCTGCGGCAGCAACACCTGCTCAAGGAGGTACACCATATTCTTTTACACCAGGACAATCTAGACCTTCAAAAGCAGATGGTACTCCATATACAGATGTAGAGATTTACAATTTGTATGATGCATATGCTAAGTCTCAAGGTAAGAGTATGGATGAAATATTTCCACAGTATAAAAGAGATATTAGAAAAGACGGAGAAACTGGCGCAGGTACTGAAAGATTTGGTCCTGAACATTCACAAGTATTTAAAGATGCCCAAGCCTGGGAACAGTCACAGTCTGGTACAGGTACTAATGCAAATACTGGCAACGGAAATGGAAATAGTACTGGTAACGGTAATGAGCCATATGATAGATCAAACTATGGTGGACAAAGTGATGGAGGAGCTGGATATGCAAAATTCTTAGAAGAAAGAAACGCTGAGATTGATCAAAGGTATGAAGATAAAATGCCTGGCGCTAAAAGAAATATCTGGACAGGTGCAGGATTATCTTCTGCAGGAGATGTATATAGTTTAATTAACTCTATGCGTCCTATTGATGAATTAAGTCTTGGAAGATATAACCCAGAATTAGTAGATCTTGAAAGAGAAAGAATAGCTCTTAGGAACCAAGCGGCTACAGCAAATGCTATTGGTAGAGAAAATGTAAGATCTGCCGCTACAAGTTCAGGACAACAACTTTCAAATTTAGCTGCTAGTAATGCTGCAATAAATGCACAGCTGTCTCAAGGTTTAGGAACGTCACACCAAAAAGAAGAAGTCACTAATGTAGGATTACAGAATGAGGCTAATAAAATTAACCTTTCACAAGGAGATAAAGAGACAATGTTTAACCTTAAAGCTAAAGGTGCTAAACAAACAGCACAAGGTGAAGCTATTAAAGGTCTTGGATATAAGGCTGCAGGAGCACTTAAAGATGTTAGACAGACAGACGCTATGTATGACCTAATGGGTATTCAAGAAAAGCAGCTAGTAACCCCGGATTATTACTACGGTCAGGGAAGTAATCATTATAAAGGTAATTATGGTAATGCTGGACAAGCTTCTACACCAACAACAGGTACTACAGACCATAGAGACTTATTATACAATGACTATAAGGCGGGTAATATTACCCAAGATCAGTATACTACTGAGATGGACAATTTTAAATTCAGTAAAGGAGGAGTAATCCCTAAAAGTAATTTAGCCGCTTTAAATTTAATTCCAACTAAAAACAAATACTAATGGGCTTTAATCCGTATTTTCAATATAAAACAAGTGATCCAATGTCTCACTTTGTACAAGAACAAATTCCAGTTGATCTTATAATGTCTAATCTTAAAGACAGGCAAAAAAGACAGGACATTGAGAGAGCAAAGTTAGATAAGATATCTGCTTATAATTTGAAAACTGGTACTGAAAATGACCAGAAAACTTTACAGATGTATAGGGATAAGGTTATTAACCCTTTTGTACAAGAACTGTACAATAGTGATATGTCTGTAGGTAATGCTGCACAACGTATTGCAGGGTTTGTAGGTGATCTTAGTAATGATGCAACTCTTAAGGACATAACTACCAGAGCAAAAGAAATGGAGACTTACAATAAGACTAAAACTACTCTTCTTGCTCAAGGTAAACTTAACAGAGACTATGAATATATGATGAATAAAAGGCTTCAAGAATTTGAAGGCCTTAATACAGAAGATATATATAGTGGTGTTGAAGGTAGAGGTGCAATTGGAATGAAAGCTGCAGGCGCTATCAATAGAAGGAAAGAGTATGAAACACTTTTCAATAACTTGAAACCTAAAATTGTAGAGAAATACGGTAAAGATACTTTTGACGGATTAGAACAATGGATACGTACAGGTACAAGTACTATTAGCATGAATACAATCAATAAAATTATTGATGAGAACATTGGTGTTATGATGTCAAGTAATGCAGGTGAGCAAGAAAAATGGTATTATGATAGACTTGTAGATGAGGGAAAGATTGATCCTAGACAAAAAGATTTCAGAGCGCACATGTATGAAACATTACAAGGTGTTGGTAGTGAATTTTTAAGGGGTGATTATAAAGAAGTTTATGATGGACAACTTAATAAAGCTGTTTCTGTAGGTAGTCAAGACCAATCTAGTGGTGTATCATATGATGATGCAATTGTTATGAAAGGTAAAGAGTTACAGCCAGACAAATTATGGGAAACTATTTACAGCGGAACTGCTTCAGGTTCTGATAAGCAATTTGCTTCTATCCAATTACAGGATCAATTACATAAATATGAACAGAGCACTGGACAGTCTAATGCTGAAAAGGTAGATAGTGCACTTGTTGGATTTACTAGTGAGGAGTACTTAAATAGTAGAGTTGAACTTTTAATGGCAAAGTCTGGCCAAGCTAAATTACCTGATGGTAAAACTAGAGAGCAGACTACAACCATTATGGATAATGTTATAAGACGGGTTGCACAAGAGTATGCAAACTCTGCAGCTCCTGGATCTAGATATTCTGGGATAGACAATATAGCAGGTAAAACTAAAATTGATGAAAATGGTATATCTCCATTTGGATTACCAAAAGGTGTGGTAATTCCTTTAGAAGATGTTGGACTAACGCCTAAAGATCTTGAAGGATGGACTAACCCTATGGATAACTATATTGAAAGGGCTGTACAGTTAGTTAGAAATGGTAAAGAGGGTCAGGCTTTACGTAATAGTATTGATGATTACCATGATGGTTTTATAAAAGAAACTGAAGGAACTAAAGCTGAATTAGGTAGGGCATACACATTAAGTTTAGAGAAAGAACGTAAAATTGTAGAAGATTTACTTGCGTCACAATCAATGCCAAACCAATACAAAGTTGTTGCAGGTACTAAAGAAGGACAGTCATTTGATCTAGCTTCTCTACAGAACCTACCAGCAACGCACTTTACTGCAGCTGTAATCCCTAATCCACATGTACCTAGGTTACAAATAACTACTAGAAAAGGTATAGTGACTGATTATGAAACAGGAAAGTCTACTAAAATACCTGGAGGTACTTACATCTTAGAACCTACAGGGGATTGGAGAGGTAATGAGAAGCTACAAGAATTATTTCAAAGGACTATTGGTAAAAACGCTACAGCGTCTCAGATAAGAGGTTGGGAAAAGAAAGATGTATATGTTCCTGCCCATGTCTCACAAATGTCTACTGTATTAGAAGCTGCTAATGATCCTTCTGCAGCTAATGTTAGTGAAGCACTAGTTACAAAAAATAAAGGCGGTAATTATGTTTTAGGGTATGCAGTTCCTGATGAAAAGTCAGGCAACAAGGTTAGTCTAGATACTAGAGGTTGGGTTTCTAATGTTGATCTTCTTGGTGGTACTGAGCCAATGGGTAAAAATGGAAACGCATTTTCTGTAATGGCTGTTTCTGAAGTAATGAAACATTCTGGAGACCCTGGATTTAAAAGTCCTATGTATGTATTGCAACAATTAGCACTTCATTTATCACTTACAAAATCAAAGGCAGATGTTGACACTATAATTGAAGCGGTAGCTAAAGGTGAAACTGCTACATTAACTTCATCTGTAAAACAAGACATTGAGCGTATTAAATACCAAGAGCCTTTTATCTTTAAGAGTAAAGCCAATCTTATAATGGTAGCAGAAGAATACAGTAAATACATTTCATATAAACGTAAATAATGGGAAAACCTATATATAATTCTGTTACGGGAAATTTTGACCAACAGATGGATGAGTGGTGGAATGACTACTCACCCAGTGAAGCTTTTAACCAAGATCAAAATTATGGAAGTTTTGGAGGTTATGGAGAGTTAGATCCAGGAGAATTTAAATCTTTATTTGGAGCTGATGTAGAAGATGCATCAAATTTATTAGGGGCATTTACTCCACATATTGAACAAGTTAAGCAACGTTTAGGAGAGGAACAAAGCGGACTTACTCAAGTTGGTCACTCATTATATAGGTCCATTGTTGGGGAAATGTTGGGAGGTACCATTGAAAATACAGGATACCTGTTAGACATGGTAGGTCTTACTGACCTTATGAAGAATGACATGGATGAGTTTGGAAATTCACTGTCACAATTTGGAGCTAGTCTTAGAGAACACGCTGAAGAAGCTACTCCTATATATGGAAATGCTGAAGACATGGGTAGTGCCGCATGGTGGGCAACAAATGCTCCTAGTGTCGCTAGTACATTCAGTTTATTGATACCTTCTGGTATGGCAATGAAGGGATTATCTTCTATTGGTAAGGCATTAAATGTAATGCAAAAGACAGGTAAGATAGGTAAAGCTGTTAGAACTGGTGTGGGACAAGCCGTAATATCTAGACACATGGAGAACATGATGGAAGCTAGAGGTACTTGGGAATCTACACTACAAACACTTGAATTTGAAAAACGTAACTTAGATATAAAAGGGGTTGAAAATTTAAGCCCTGAAGAACGTAGAAGGTATGAAAAGCTATCCAATGAAGAAGAACGTAACCTAATTGCAGGTGAAGCTGCTAGGAATAACTACGTTAAAGGGTACGCAATGCTTATACAAGATATTCCACAATATGTTTTACTAGCTAGAGGAATGAAAGCCAGTAATCCTGTTAAAGATGCAAAGGTTGCTGCTGCGGCAGGAATGTCTACTGCAAAGGCTAATGCAGAACTAGTAAAAGCTGGAGGTTGGCAAATGCTATCAGAAGGTGGTGAAGAAGCTTTTCAATACGCCCTATCAGAAAATTCTAGATGGAGAGCTTTAGAAAAAGCAGGTATTGTAGAAGAGAAAGATAGACTTGGTTCTTACTTTAACAAGCAAATGGCTACGTCTGCTATATTTGGTGCATTAGGTGCTGGGTTTATGCAAACTGCTGGTAAGCCTGTTATGGACAAGATACATGGTAGTGCGTCTTCTAAAGAGGCGGCAGAGCGTAGAGTATCAGATATAAATTCAATGGTTGACAAGTCTACTTTAGCAGGGTCTGAATTATTGAGTGCAATAAAGTCTGGTAACAAAGCTGGAATTAAATCTGCAGAGAATGCTTTAAAATTTGATATAGCTTATAGAAATGCATTAGGGGGTAACCTTAATCTTGGTAAAGAAACTATAGACAGTCTAATAGAAAATGTTAGTGAAGAAGAGGCAGGAAGCCTTGAATTTCAAGAAGACTACAAGCAAAGATTAGAGAGTGTCAAAGAAGACATGGATATAGTAGGTAAACTGTTTGAAAAAAATTCACGTAAATATGACGGAGAAATTTTACACGCAGTTACAAAGTTTGAGTATGATGCAACTAAAGCACAGGAAAAACTAGATAACGCTAACTCTAAATTACAGAGTGAACTTTCTAGCATGCCTAGAGTTAATGAGCTAACTCCAGAAGGTAGAGAAGAGTTTGATACAAAGCTAGACCTTAAAGGATTAGAAGGAACTAAATCTGAAATGGAGGCGTTAATTGCTGCGGAAAAGACTAAACCTGAAACGGCAGAGGCCGCTCAAAGGTATCTTGATACACAAATTATCCCTGCAATTGATGGACTTAAAAAACAATTAAAAGATTTTGATGCAGCCCGTGCACAAGTAATTGCTGACGGCAGTAAAGGTTCTATACCTTTTAATAAGAAACGTGCTGCAGAAAAAGATGCTAGTATCCTAAAATCAGTAAACACTAGTTTAGGAGAGTCTGCTGTAACTGCGCACATACAAAAAAATATAGCTGAGCATGAACTAGACCGTATTACAACACAACTTGAAGAGTTTACATCTGATGAGAATATTAAAGCACTTCAAGATAAACAAGAGGCTGACAGACTTAAAGCAGAAAAAGAGGCTCAAGCTTTAGAACAAACTCAGTCAGAATTAAACACAACAGACGGCATTGAAGGTGCAGATAATTCTGTAGAAGGTTCTAGAACAGAACTTAATGGTGCAGAAGGTGGTGTTGGAAATGTGGCGGACGCTCCTGGATATGAAGAAAAGCTTGAAGCATTAAGACAAAAAAAAGCACAAGAACAAGGTAAGCCTGTTGAAAAAAAGGTTGTACCTGGCCCTAAAGGTACTGGTACAGAAGATGATGCACAAGAATTAGATAGTGAGACAAGTAAGTCCACTGTATCTGATTTTTCCATAGATGACTATAGTGATATGGACCTAATGCAGCAACTTGGTTGGTCAAAAGAACAAGTTGATGCTGCACGTAAGCAAAGAGCTAATGAAAAGAATAAGAAAGTAGTTGGAGCTTCAGATGCTAAAGCTAGAACTGTATTTGGAGGTAATGTTCCAACAGCACTAGATGAGAAAAATGTTAATGAAGACCCAACTGGTACTGAAGAGTCCAATTCTGCTATGGCGGAAACAGGACATGCATTGGCATGGCATAGTTATACTGGATTACCTGTAGAGGAAATATACAGTACGGATTACGCTAACGCTATTGCACTAGCTAACTTTTTAGAAGATCCTTCTATAAACATGCTTGATTATACAGTAGAACTTGCTGTTGATTTAAAAGCATTGCAGCAACAAGAAGAATATGCTGCTATTGCAAGTAAGGTTTTAAACAAGGAACCTCTAACTAATGAGGAGATAGCATCACTACCAGTAATAGGTATATTTAGGGACGGTAAAGGTAACCCTGCATTCTATAAAAATGATGCAGGTTCTAATACATACATTAAAACTACTTTACATTTACCTACGTTTTTTGACAAAAAAGATAGAAACGGTAACTATAAACTAACTGAAGATAAGAGAACTAAGGCCAAAGATGAGACGTTATTATTAAAGACTTCTGTTTATGATTCCTACAAGAAAGGGAATATAATTTCTACTCCTATTGTAGAGCAACGTAAAGGTTCTTTAAATAAAAGTCCTAATACACAAGACGGTAAATTTGCTAAGAACACGGTATCTTCAGCAATAGGTATGCCTATTGAGCAGGTAGAGTTTGTGTTTGGTAATGCAAGTAAAAAGTACTCTACACAAATAGATGGTGAAGTTGCTACAGATCCAGATTTATTTGCACTATTCTCTGCTTCACCAGGAGCTATCTATGCTAAAATATTAGCAGCCAACGGTGAGACATTCCCACTTAGGATGATGGTGGAGAACATTAGTGATGAAGAAGCTGAACTTATACATGCTATTTATAGTGCACAGTTTGGGGACCCAAATTTATTCACTGCACCATTAGCTGATAGTACAGAAGGTCAAGAGATCTTACGTATGATTGATGATTCTAAAGATTACAGAATTAAAGGTATTGCTGAAGTTTTAGATTTATCTACAGTACAGTTCAAGGACTTACTTAACTTCTTAGTATATGAAGGTAGTGCTACAGAAAGCCTTAACATGCCTACTCTTAAAATGGAACAAACAAAGAAGGGCGAAGTTACTGTTAGAATGGGTGATGAGCGTATGACGCAATCACAATTCAAAGGTGAACTTAAACCTTACTTCACAGAATTTTTAAAGAAGTATAGAAAGAGACAGGTAGTAGCTAGTATGTTAGGTAACCCTGCATACAAAAAGTACCTAGAAGGTGCTGGAATTATTTCAACCAATGCTACAAAACTTAAAGATGATATTACTGGTGAAACTTTGTTTTCAGGTCCTACAACTATTATAGGAGAGCCTTCAGAAATTCCATCTAAAAGATCTTATAGCACTAACCAATCTATTGCTGCCAATCCTGCTAACAAAGTAGGTAATGAAATAACTACCAAATCTAGTAACATTACCAGAACACCAGATCAAAAGAATTATGTATATACTGACCCTTCAACAGGTGAGACTACAATTCTTGATAGGATGTCTAACTGGGTTGGAAACCAGATTGAACTTACTGCAGAGAACCATGAGATATTAAAAACATCTAGTATCATTGGTCAAGTAGCAGATGCTATTGTTAGGGACTATTTTACAGGGGAATTAAAGAACAGAGAACATTACGCAGTAGATGATGTTGCAGTAGAGGACGTAATGAACGGTCCATTTGATGCGCAGTTTATTTACGGTGAGACTGTATCCACAACTCCCGTAATGAATCCGGTGTTTAATGAGAAAGCTTTTCAAGAGCTTATTGACGGCCTTAATAAGCTGACTTCTCCAGGAGGTTTCTTACATAATAAAACAGTTTACGCTGATAAGGTAATGGTTGCAGACCTAGACTTGGGTGTTGCAGGAGAATTAGATTTACTTGTAGAAGATAATGAAACTGGTGACCTGTATATCATTGATACTAAAACAATGACACAGCGTAAAATGGATCAGGACGGTAACATTATAGAAGACCAGTTCTACAAGCAATACACTAATAAGAAGACAGGTAAATTAGAAAAGTCTACTGGACAGTCTTATTCAGATCAGCAAAATGGCTACCGTGTAGTTATTAAAAGAGGATTTGGGAAAGAAATTAAAGGTATTTTTGCAATGCCTGTTATGATTAATTACCATAAAAGAACAGCAGAATCTTCTAGAGCTTCTGTAGGTAATTTGTTTGAGTTTCAACAACATGATATTAATAATTCTGATGTTAAATTAGTACCTCTAAAGCCTGCAGATACTACTGCAAAGCCAAAATCTACATCTAAACCTGCTACTAAAAGCAAGATAAAAAATACAGGTAAAACCACAACTATAAGTCCTAGTACTGCTGATGCAGTACCTAATAAGGAATGGACAATGTTTACTGATAAGACAGAGATAGAAGTAGATTCTAAAGGTAAGAAGTCTAGGAAAGGCAAGGTTTACAAGAAAAGGCTAAAGGCTATTGCAGATAAAGTAGCTACAGGACAGCCTCTTTCTATTAGAGAGCTTTCTATATACCAGGACAGGGCGGCATCTATTGAAAAGATACTTCAAAATAAAAGGAAAGGGAACCAAACTATCCAAGACCTTATAGATATTGAAGAACTTCAGGAAACTAACCAACTTATATACACTGAAGAAGACGGTACTATCTGTGCACAAGTAGGTGGAAGAACTACTAACATTACACCAGGGTCCAAATGGACAATACAAAAAGATTTAGCAGGAATGCCTACACACGCTAAAGGAGGTGTAGACCTTTCTATTGGAAAAGGAGGCGTAAAACTAACTGGTAAAGACGGAATAATTAAAGCTAAACACGGATTAGTAATACCTAAACAAGGATGAAGAATTTAAATGTAGAAGCAGAACATAATGAGTTAGTTCTAAAAAATGAAAGTGGTGACCATGTAATCATTCCTGCAAACAAAAGGGGACAAGTTAAAAAGTGGATTAAGGAAGGATGTCACGGATGTATTGATGGTTTTGTAGAGACACTTCCTATAATGGAGCAATATGCAGGTGATGGGACGGTTGTTCCAGCAGAAGAACTTCCAGCATTTGCACAACCTACGCCTAGTCTAACTGATCAGTTCTTAAAACCTATTGGAGGAGATGTAAGTTTTGTAGAAGATACTCCACTAGAAAATAGAGTGGCAGGATTGGAAACTACCTATAATCTAGGCCTTGATGATTATTACAAGAACCAACAAACACAGTGGCAAACAGATAATAAAAATAAGTATTACTCTGATGAGCCTGATAGAAGTATGGTTGGTACATTCTCTCCTACAGCAGCTAAAGCTAGTAGTTCAGAATACCGTAGAAAACAATATGAGACGCAGCAAAAAGAACAGGAAAGTTCTAAATATGCAAAAGAAGCTACTGCAAGCCATATTCTTAAATCTTTTCCATATAATGATGCATGGAAAGAAAAGGGAGCTGAAGCTTATTTAAATAGTCTTACTCCTAAAGAGCAGAAATATGTAAAAGATTCTGAAATATGGAGTAAAACATCTAAAAATCTACTACAAGAAGTAGAACAAGGACTGCTTAATACTGCATATACAGGAGGAGCAGGCTTTAAAAATAAAGGATATACTCAAGAAACATATAAAGATCCACACCTAGGTACTTCAGCAATGGCAGCATTAGAATATCCTTCTAAAGTTGTTCAAGGGGCACTTACTGGTATGGGAATTACAGACTTTAAAACCGCACTAGGAGAAGACTACAATTTCTATGAAGGGTTATCTGGAACATATAATGATGCTAATATGGCCCAGGACATATTATCAGATCCGTTTGTTATAAAGGGGGCCTTAAAAGCAGGGTTCAAAGGAGCAGTAGGATTAGGAAAAGGACTGCAAAAATCTATGCAAGGTAAAGGTGTGTTTGATGATATTGCAGATGGATTTAACGTTGCCAAAGAAGACCATATTAAAATGTTTGATGATGCAATGTTTAACCATGATGAGATTGCCGCAAATAAGGCAATTAAAAACTTATTCAAGGAACAGGATGAGCAAGAAATTTTTCAATCATTTTTTAAAGATGTTACATCAGAAGAAATGGAAGGCATACTTGGAAGAGAGTTTACAGAACCTCAACTTAAAGCTATTGCTGAATTTGGTAGACAGAATCCAGAGGCAATAAAAAAGTGGTCTGAGGCAGCGGCTAAAACAACAAAAAGAGACTTAGTAAGTGATGCAGCATTTAAAGATGACGCTTCATATTCTGGACTTTTTGAAGAATGGAATAAGTTTAAAGAGGCTAACGTAGGGTCAAAAGAAATGGATTTTGATGCATTAGATAAGATACTTAAAGAGCATCCAGAAATGGACATGCACACTGCTAGTCAAATGGCTTCAGGAAAATCTAAGAAATTGACTGAAGTATTTGATACACCGTACACTGGTAAAGAAGCATTTAAAAATGTGTTTGCAAATAATGAGTCACTTGCTCCTAAGGAGGTATCATCTTTTGCAGGTACATTAAGGAAAGCTGCACAAGGAACTGCAAAAACTTATGTAAATGCGGCTGTTAAAATACATACTGGCCAATCTAACCGTTTATACCAAGCGGTTTTAGACGGTAAGTTAAGCTATGATGATTATTTAAAAGAACATGACAGGTTATGGAAAAGTATGATGGATGCAGGTAGTAAAGCATACACCATTGCAAAAAAACCTTTTACTGTAGCTCACAGATCATTACCAAAGACTAAAAAACTTATGCAGGAATCTGTAGATAAAGGTAATGAATACGCAAAAAATTGGATATCTAATCCACAGTTCTTTGACAAGTTTGCAAGATTATTACCTCCAGCAGAGAGGATAAAAGTTAAGGATGCAATGATGAAAAAATTAAACAGCGGTAATTTTAAAACTGAATTATCTAGTGCATTTAAAGACCCACACTTAGGGCAAAAAATTGAAAAAATTGCTAGCGGTAATTTTGGAACTACTAACGGTGTTTCATACTCAAACGGTCAATTATATTTTGAAAAGGCAAAGTCCGCAGTAGACGCATATATGAGTGTACCTAATGGTAAGAACCTATCAGAAATGATAGAATCTGTAACTATACATGAAACATTCCACAATATGATGATGTCTAAAAACTATAAGACAGGTGAATACGGACAATCATTTTTACAATTTGCAGAAGGTTGGGTAGGTAAAAGGACAGGTTATTCAATGTTTGATGATGCAATAACTAAAGCAGCTAATGGAGAGGAAATAACAGGTCCTGCCGCAAAGTATCTTAAGAAGATGTCTAAGGAAGAGTTGGATTGGATGAGATATGCATCTGAGGCTGATGAAGTTCAAGCAAGGATGATGCAGCTACGTAAAGAGTTTAAATTAGAACTTTTAGATGATGATGTAGTTAAAGGTTCACCACTATTTAAAAAAGGAACTGAAATAAGTACTAAAGGACGTTTTGGTGAAAACCTGATGGGTAGATATAACGTACCTGAATCAAATGTTAGATACATATTTAACCAAATTAATAGTGGTAAAAGTACTGTAAGTGACAGCTTTGCTGATATGTTGCGGGTACAAGCGTATAACAATGGAGCAAAAGATTTGAATGAAGCAACTACCATGGCTGTGAAAGCGTTACAACAATTACTGAACAATTTACCAATACTTACAGGTATTACGGCACTAGGAGCTGCATCCACATCACAAAATAGTGATGAAACAAATGCAGGGAATTAATACATTATCTGTATATTTAACACACTAAAATTCTCTAGAAATGGCTAAAAAAAGAGGGCTTGCACCAGGATGTTTGCCAACATACATAAATAACAAAGGTGAACGTAAAAGATTTGACAACATTAAAGCTCTTAAAGAGTATGTAGCAGAGGAGAAGTATGCAGAGTACAGATCAGACTCTTTTCTTGTAGCAATAACTCCTGAAGGCTCTAAAGAAGATCTTAAAGGATTTGCTGAATTTCTTAAAGGAGAACCTATAAACGTAGAAGTAGAATCTGAAGTAGAATCTGGAGGGGAAACAACTGGTGACCATAAAATAGAGAAGATTAATATTCCTAAGAAGGAAATGCTTAGTAAAATAGCGGCCTTAAAAGCTAAAGCTAATGCCCTTAAAGCAGAGAATAAAGAGGAAGAGAAAAAAGATGATGAAGTCAATGATGAGTCAGATCCTGACATTGATAAGTTTTTAGGGACTACAGAAAGTCCTACACTTGTCTTTTCTAATAAGACAATGGCAGCTGTTACATCTGTGATGGATGCCCTAGGTATAGAGTTTGACTATACAAAGTTTGACAGTCCTAACATAAAAGCAGCAGCTAACTTTCTAGATAGTACTATTGAAGTAATAGGTGAAGACGGACGTATGGATGAAGAGTCCTGGAACAAGCTTCCTGAAGAAGTAGCTCACTGGTGGTTCAGATTATTGGATCAAAATAGTGAACTAAAAAATTCTTTGTGGTCAGCTATTGAAGAACATTCTAAAGTAGAAGAACTTTTAAATACTCAATACGGTAATAAGGTACGTAAGTTAATGGCTGATAAACAAGCCAGTTCTGATGACATACGTTCCGCTGTAGCAGAATTAAGAGAAGAAGCTATTGGACAGGTACTTGCTGAAACCATGAAACGCATGGAAGAAGGTAAGGCTACTCCACAAGAACTTAACTTTTGGCAAAAGCTTGTCAAATTTGTTAAGGAACTACTTGGAATGTACCAGCAAGAACAAGAAACTCCATTTGATATAGCTGCAGCTAAGATTTTAGCTAATGATCTAGAGCAAGTAATGAGTGCTGAAGAGTATAGAGACCTTATGGCTAAGGCTGATCCTGAAGTAATGGAAACGGAGGTTAATGCATCTATCAATGAAGCAGCTAAAACTAATGTAGTATTAGATGCCGCACAAACTTATGTAGATTACTTAACCAAAAAGAAGTTTAAAAAATCAAAGTATAGAAAAACTACACTTGATAAATGGATCAACACTGACAGCGCTTTTATACAGCTGGAGAAAACAACTGATGTTAAATTAACTTTTAGAGGTAAAGTAGACATCCTAAAAAAATACAAACAGGGTGTACCTTTAAAGAATAAAATAAAACTTGACAATAAGAATGAAGCTATACTAGTTGAAAAAGTTAGAGAAGCTATTAGAAAAGACAACCCTACTCTGAAATCTATATCTGCAGAAGATTTTATTACAGAGATAGAAAAATACTTGTCTGAGTACTATGATTTAAAAGAAAAGAAGATAAGGTCTGGGTATGATAGATATAGATTAGAGCATATCTTTGATCATCACCAAACTAGACAGGCAAGTCATAACAGGTACGGTATATACATTGGAGGTAATGCAATTTCAACTAGTGTAATAGGTGCTGGAAACTCACATTTTCACGGTAGTGATCCATTAGTGTGGCAAAATACACTGGAGTACATTGCTAATAAAAATGAGAATGGTGAAAATTTAACTGAAGGACTTATCCATGAGATACAGTCTGATTTTGCAGACTTTAAAGATAAAAAAGGAACACGTTTTCTAGATTTACTTAAATCTTATGCAGAAGGTGCAGGAGATCCTTTCTCTATGAGGCAAGCTCTTGAGGATATAACTAAAAAAGATAGTTTATTTCTCAATATGATATCTAAGTTATACGGTTCAAACATTAACCAAGAAGTTTCAGATACTGAAATACTTTCAAAATGGGAACACGTATTTAAAGATCTTTACGCAGGGTCTTTTTTATCACTGGATAAAACAGCTATTAGTGAACAGACACCGCTGACTGGTGTAAAAAAAGACATAAAACTTGCAGAGGAGCAGTATATGAAAGAGATGGCTGCAAGTAACATATTGCGGTCTATCTACAAATCTCTTGTAGTGGATGATAACTTTGCCTCTGAACTTAGGGGAGAGTACATTAATTTTACCAGGATTAAAAGAAAAAATAAAAAGGATTATGAGGAACTGCGTATCAATGGTGAAGACGCTGGTAAGATAATAAATGACGCTGTAGAAAATCTTGTAGAAAGCATACTATCTAAAGGCGCTTCAGAACAATTTAATAGTAAAAGTATTGGTCTTGAAGAGGCTAAAAGAGAGATTTTAAAAATCATAAAAAAGTCTCCAAATTCTGGATTGTTCCTTAAAAACATCCGTGGACATAAAAACTTTGAAATACAAAGTGCTGTAAATCAAGCCAACATGTCAAGAAGAATATCTTTTGGGTATCAGAAAAAACAAGACAGGATTGAAAAATTACTTACACTTAAAGATGAGCAAGTAGTTGGCATAGTTAAAGAGTTACGTAACACTGTTAGGGATGCTAGGTCTCAATTTTTTAAAGGCAGCTATGCAAAAAACCAGGGAGTTAGTGAGCAAGAGCTTGATAACTACCAGCAAAGTATTTATACAAAGTATGAGGAGTTTTTCCCATCATATAGAACGGTTACAATGCATTCAGCTATACAAAAAGCTATTTCAAAAGGGTACTCTAAACTTTGGTATGCTGGAGGAAGAGCTACAGTTGAATTACAAAGCTTATCTTCTGGTGCATTAAGTTCTGCTTTATACGCAGGTCCTCAAGAAGTAATAAAGGGTACTGGTCAAAAAATAGATGCACTATTACCAGCATTGCTTAAACATGCAGCTGTTATAGAGGGAGGTATTTCAAGAGTGTCTTCTACTGAAGGGTTTTACGCAATGTATGAGCAGTTACAAGATTTAAATAAGGAGTATGCAGATGTACTTACACTTGAAAACACTTCTGAAAATACCGCAGAAAGTGTAGAACAATCTAAGAAAGAAATTTACAGTAGGCTTAAAAATATATTAAGAAGTATTGATGAAAGTGACACTGCAAAAGACATGGGATGGGCGGATTACCGTTCCTTTAAAGCAAAAGTGTTTATAGATATATTTGAAGAAACTAAAGGATTCCTAGAAGTAGGGCCTTTGTACTCTGCAATGTCTAAAATTAAAGGGGTTAAAATGGCATACAAGCCTAACCCTTCTTTTAAGAATAAAACTCCAATGTATGAGTTGGATCTTACAAAGTACAGCCTAGAGTCTCCAGTTCTTTATGGAATGAAGACAGAAAATATAGATCCTAAAGACAGGATAACTATTTCTGAAGTACATGAAGCTATTGAAAACAGGAAGCCAGAAGAACAAGAGAAATTTTACCAAGAATATGGCAGACTTATAGAAGGTGGTATTGGAATGGCAGGAATGTTTATGTCCAGTATGGGACATGTTAGTTCTACATTATCAAAAGAAGCTGAATATCAATCTGGATTCCACGGAGTGTTCAGGTCTATGCTTAAAAAAGAAGCTAGAGATGAAGTACTAGAATACTACAAGAAGAACTCCATAAAACCTTTAGACTCTGAAATAAATACTTTAATGACTTCCTACAACTTAGAAAAGGAGGAAGCTACTGAGTTGTTTTATGAGGAGATGGTTGCTGAAGATTACAAGACGTACAAGACTAGTCCTAACATGTTTGAATTAACAGAGGAGAGTATTAGAACAGATTTGTTCAGACGTATTTCAGCATGGAATGATTTTATGGGAATACCTAACGCTAAGGAAACTTTAATGGCTGATGCAGCTAAAAACCCTTACAAGGACGTACCAGTAGAGACTATCAGACCTATTATTTTTACACATAACCCTTTATTCTTACCAGAACAAGAGGAAGATATTGTTAGGGCGTTATCATATGTACTTTATAATGAGATAGAAAGAGATATTTCACAAATAGATGGTGTAGATATAAATGAACTTCTTCTAAACAAGCTTAAAAAGTTTGCAGCTTACCCTAAATTAAGAAAGTCCAGAGAAAACATTAACCGTGTTATTGAAAACTTGGATTACTTTAAGCCTAAGATTTTTGAATACTTTGGGCAAAGGGGTATTACCATTACTGAAGAGTACCAAGAAGATAATGAAGGTAATTTTGTACCTAGATCTAACGTAGAAACATCTTACATTAAGAGCGCTTCTCAAGAAGTTAGGTCCTTTTTATCACTTCTTAAAGATGTACAGTACAATAAGAAAGAAAATAGAATAATTAGTAAGTCATCTTCTTATTTAGGTATTGCTACCATGATGAATGAGAAAGAAGTATGGCATGCATTGACAAGTGTTTTATCTGATTTGCACATTCCTGAAGACCAAGACGGCCTTAAAGTAATGTATGATGCAATGAAGGAGGAGAAACTACGTTACCCAGTATTCCAAGAGATACTAAATACCTTTGACAAGGAAGATAACAACAGATTGAAAACGTTGTTCTTTAAAACATTGGATCAGGCAACTATTGATTACATGTCTGCATTAGTAGCAGGTTATTCTGGAGATTTTAGTGTGCGGTTTAAAACTAGTAGACTAGGGTCACAAGCTGAAGCTATAATACAAACTTGGAATGAGTCCTTTATTAACAAGCTATCTCATAGTGAAAAGGTTAAACCTGGTAAGTACAACAGAGTTTTAAAAGTAGATGAAGTACTAGGTAAAAATAAAATTTTAGATAAGCACCAAAAGCTTGTTTCAAAACTTAATAAGTACAACACACGTAACCTAAACACAGACCCTTTACTTGGTGAAGCAGTTGAGTTACTAGAAAGTGTAGGTATTACTATGTCAGAAGAGAATCTTGAAAAAGTTCTTAGGGGCATTAAGCCTGCTAAGGGCCTTACTGCAATGTCACATTTATTGACAGAGCAACCAAGTAACAGTATTGGACGTATCTTTGGGTATTTAAGTAAGCTTACATCTAAAGTAAATCCAAAATCTAAGAGAAAAGTTTTCTTGGATATTGAAAAGTTGCCAATGGTTGATCAGCAATCTGTTGCTGGTGTAGCTAAACAATATGGCCAAATATTACCAGATTTAAATGAGACTGCATACCTAGGAGCTAAGGGTAACATGTACTACGGGTACAGTACTAGAGATTTAATGTCTTCTAAAGTTGCACAATGGAAAGCAGATCCAAAGTCTCTTAGAGATTTAATAGACCCAGAAGCAGGTTCAACAGCTAACTGGGCATTATTTTCTAAGTTAGGTGCTTGGATGCTAGAGGGTAACAACATGGACAAATTTAGAATGAGGACCCTTAACTCTCTTAGAAATACAGATAAAGATGATGTAGGTGATAAGCCATCTAACTTAAAAGAATCTGAATTACTTGCAATTGGAATTAACGCCACATTAAAAAGTACAAAGATTGCTACATATACTGGTCTATCAGAGGCTGATAAAACTAGACAGATCGTTATAGAAGCAGGTAACTTTGTAGAAGCTAACTCTTACAGAGATGAACAAGGTGTTATCAGATTCCGTAGTAACAGCCAAGCACAGATTATTGAAATCTTCATGGATTATTTACACGCTGAACTTAGTAGGATGAGTCTTACAAGTGATCAACTAGCTGGTAGAAAACCAATGACAAGAGAAATAGAATTTTTACATACACAAGGTAAAGGTAAGAAGTCACACTTATTCCCAGAGTTGAATGAGGTTAATAAAGAGACAGGTAAAACTAAGTTAGAAGAACTTGGACTTTCTGTTAATGGTCAGATTGTTACTCCAAACAGGGAAAATCTTAGAGATAATGAGGAAATAAAAAGAATGATTATTGAATCCGTTAGAAGAGCTATTAACACGGATTTACAGTTATTCAAGGAATACGGTATTATTTCTAAGGATTCTGAAGGGTACAAGAACATTGGTATTAACAAAGAGACTTTAGATAGATATAATGGTGATGTAACAAGGGCCATGGCTGACTTCACACTTAATAGTATTATAGGTACTATTGAAATTAGTAAGCTATTTACTGGTGATCCTGCAGCATACGCTGAAAAAGGAGGTAACTTATTTGTGGATTACTTAAAACGTATACCAGCTATTACCGCTTCAGGATATACAGCTAGGGTACACGGTGATGTTAAGGCTAAATACAAGTCTGCCGTAGTTAGAGATATTTACAAAAAGTCAACATACTTTATAGATGAAAAAACTGGTAAGCCTAAAGAGTACATTGTACAAAATGTTGCAGCAGGTCTAAAAGAAGGTGTATATAAAGATGACAAGAGAACTTTAAAGGACATTGAAAAAAGTGTAACAGAAATGTTAAATGGTTACGCTAATGTAAACGTAGCTGATGGACAGTCTTATATTACATTTGACTTATACAAGCAGAGAATGAAGTCTTATGGTTACTGGAAAGACGGTGTACATGATGAAGCGGCTGCTAAAATAGAAAAAGGAGAGGCTACAATGTCTGACCTTAGTTTATTTGCACAACCACTTAAAACAGTACATGCAGAACCTACAGTAGTTGAGGGACAATACTTTTTACACTACGTTAAACACTCTGAAGTTCCATTATTACCAGGATTGGTAGGAAAGAACACAGGATTATCTAGACTTTTAGAAGCAATGGAAGCTCAAGGAGTTGATCAGGTAATTATGGAGAGTGGTAAAAAAGTAGGTGCTAGTAATGTATCTGAAGTATCCAATGGTAAAGGTGACTTTATGGAAGCTAAAGACATTGTACTAGATCCTGTAGAGCTTACTACTAAGTATACAAGATTACAACAAGAATTTCCTACCAAGAAAGTACACAACAGACTTGTGGCTAGTCAGGTAGTTAAGAACATTGTGTCTAACATTGTACCAGACGGTATCTACAATAACCCATTTTCAGGAGTAGAGACTTCTGGACAACAACTTATTGATGATTATCATATGATTATTGGCCACTTGTCTGATGACAGTACCCAAAATTTCATAGACCAATACGGATATAATGCTGAGACAGGTGAATTAGACATGAATACCATGCAGCAGAATCTTATTAAAGATTTAGAGGCAGATCTTTCCACTATGGAAAAAGCTTTGTTAGAAGCAGGATTCCCTTTTGATGGCCTTATGGGTGTTAAGAGGCTTGCAGACAACAAAAGAATGGCACTTATTAGAAACAGAGCTGTTAAGCTTAAGCAATCTGGCGGTGCATTTATCCAAGTATCAGAACTTGGACTTATTGGTCACCAATATGATCTTTCTGACAAGGTTAAAGGCGGTATCATGTGGTTAAAGGAAATTACAGATGGACTTAAACCAATGGGATTAGATGGTAAAAAAATGGCGGCTTCAAAGGCCCAAATACTATTACCACATACCATGATTATTGACTTACTTGGTGCAAATTACACCAATCTTTCCCAGGAAGAGCTTAGAGAAAAGCTTACTCCTGAGGTTTTAGAGGGTATTAGTTACAGGATTCCTAACCAGGATCTCTCATCTACGGATGCATTTGAGATTGTAGGTATTTTACCTCCGTCCGCTGGTGATACTATTGTTTCTTACTCTGAAATTACAAAGAAAACAGGATCAGATTTTGATATTGATAAGGCTTTTGTATTATTACCTAATGTATATGTAGACCGTGAAACTGGAAAAATAGTTAGACATGAGCTAGCTGATAAAATGTCTCCATTAGATGCCTACAAGGAAAAATATTTACAAGATTGGGCAAAACACCCTAGAGCTAAAGAAATTAGAGCTGAAGAAGAAGAGTTTGTAAGGGAAGCTAAAGAAGAACTAACTGAAATGCTTCTTTCAATTAAAGGTACTAACCCATTACTACAGGCATTTAAAGATTACAGAAATGAACTTGATGACAGGTTAATTGAAGATGTGTCTTTTGCAGATATAATGGACCTTACAAGACAGTTTACTGATGGTGACATTAGCAGTAGAAGGTTGAGAGCAGAATTACAAGGTTCTGATGAGATTAACAAAGAGATTAAGGAAACTTCTAAAATGATTAACCTTTTGTCTTCACAAGACAAGATACAAAAAAGTAAGCTGCTTAATGAACTTTCTGAATTAGATAGTCTTATTGCAACTAAAGTATTTGATAGGCTACAATCTGAAGAGGTTATACCAACAATAGATGAATTTTCTCAAATGTCTTTACTAGAAAGATCTACAAGAAAGGCCGTAGAGAACTTACGTATAGATATGATGGCTTCTATGATGACAGATAGAAAAACGTATGGTATTGCAATGGCTCCTTTAGACAGTGAAAATATCTTAGGTATAATTAATGATTTACACGTAGCAGAAGATGACGCAGTTAGTAAAACTAACCTAGGATTTTGGAGAGGTGCTTACCAGATCATTACTAAAACAGTATTTGATAAGGCAAAAGCAATGGTAGGTATTGTGGCCAACCACATGACTGACCACAACATATCTCAAATAGATGAAGTGGGTCCATATTACAACTTAGGTAGAGGTAACTTCAATAAGACTACAGGTAAAACTGTTTACAGTAAGATTAAAGATGAAGATGGTAACATCATCTCCCAAACACTTAATGAATTTATGTCCCTTATTGTGGATGCTGTAAAAGATCCTGCAATTATCCGTGCAAACGTTAACTTAAGTACTGCAGGTGTAGTGTTTATGATGACTAGGGCTGGTATAAGTAGAGAGTTTATCATGTCTTTCATTGGACAACCTATTCTTAAGCAATATGTAGCTTTACAGTCTTCAAGAGAAGGTAGAGTATCAGAAAAACTTAGAGAAAACCAGGAAACTATACGCCCGGATGTAGAGCTAATTAATAAATATGCTAAATCTGCAGGATTAAGTGCTTCTGATGTAGCAGAATTACAGACGGATTTCTCAAAAGTTAAAACTTCAGAGCTTGTAAGTGATATTAAAAATTTACCTACTGTAGATGAGAGAAAAGAGTACATAAAGCGTCAAATTGCTATACTTAATAAATTTAAATCACTTGTAGAAACTGCAAGAGAGCTTAATGATGTTATTAAAGCGGCTAAGGCGGATGTTAACGGTGCAGGTAAGTCTTATGTTAGTGCGGAAGTTGCTGAAATTATGTTACACAACACATTACAGGCAAGAAAGCTGTCTAACTTAGATAAAAAGTTTGGTGCTGAATACGAAGGTGAAGAAGAATCAGTAGTTCTTAATAAAGACGGTTTTGTAAAACTAGACGGATCAAGAATGATTGGTACTTTCCATAAAAACACGGTACAGTTGGCCCTTAAAATGTGGGAAGACACTTCATTATCTACTACACAGGCAGTTAAAAATGCAGTATTTAGTATTGCAGCTTACCAGAACCCGGATCTTATTAATGACGAAGAGACTGTAGAGAAATTAGTTGACTCCATGTATGGATACATACTAACATCACCGTCCTCTCCATTGTATATGGAAAACCCATATGAATTGTTTAACAGTTCTAGTAAAACTAGTATGGCCAAGGAATTAGTTAGGTTACAGAAGAAATATCCTGATAACTTATTACTTAGCCCATTGGTATTACAGCCTAAGTTTAGTAAAAAAGGGGGTGATGTAGATTTAATTACACACAGAAACATTGAAAGTAAGTCTAAAGACATCTTACAAAGAGCTTGGTGGGAATTATTCCAAACTGAGCCAGAGTTTGCTAAAAATCTAGTGCACTATGCATTCTATAGTTCAGGTGCTAGTAGAACCATTAAGAGTTTCTTCCACTTAGTTCCGCCACAATATTTGGCTAACATTGGATTGGGTCACTTTATAAATGCAACTACTAAAAATCTAGCACAAGAATCTACTGTACCAGGACTTGGTACTTTGGTTAGACATTTTTCTAAAAACCGTAAGGTTGTACCACACATTATTAAGTCACACAAAGGATACCCAACAGGTATTAAAGGTTTTGACAGACGTAATGGGTTTATACTTTCATCAAAGAACTTAGCTGAGTATTCAATAGGTTCAGATACTTTTGGATTAGCTGCGGCACCGTACTTTGTTACTGACAGTAATGACTCCTTATATAAGCTAATGGGGTACACAACTGAAAATGACGCTATCTATCAACATACTTCAAAATATGGGCAGGACGGAACTAGGGAATATAAATATGATCAGACTGTTTATAAGAGTATGTTTCCTGAAAATGTAGTAACTTTAAGTGATAATCAAAGGAGTAAACTTGAATCTATTATAAATCCTGGTAGGCCAATTACTGCTGCCAGCTCTCTATT